CCTCGCCCAGTTCGCGTGGGTACCGTACGACGTCGTGACCGGCCAGTACGGGTTTCTTGCCCTGACCGCCGTGTCCGTGCCGGTGTACCTGCGGGGCTGGCGGGCGTTCCGCATCCGGAGGGGCGATGACGAGTCCTCTGCCCCGCACACCTGGCGACGACCGGGAAGACCACGCCCAGGCCGCCGGGGCCGCGATAGCGGCGATCTACGCACAGATCGAGCTGGCGATCGTCGCGGCGGTCGCCTACTGGACCCGGAAGGCAGCCGCAGGGGCGCTGCCTCCCGCCGTCGCGAACCGTCGCCTGTACCAGCAGACCGCCGCGATCTTCGCCGCGGCCCGCGACCGGATCCGGGTGACCCTCGACGAGGCGATCAGCGGCACCCTCGACGAGGTACGCGGCCGGGTACAAGCTGACGCCGGCCCAGCAGCCGCCCTGAACGTCTCCCTGCCTGACACGGCCCCGATCACGGCCCCGCTCGACGTCGCCACGCAGACCGCGATCGGATCAGCCAGCGACGCTTTCACCGACGCGGCCACAGCCGCGATGAACGCGCCGCCACCGCCTGTGCCGCCTGGTCTGCCGCCGGGCGGCAGGCTGGCGCTCCCGCCCGGCGGCGACCGGCTCAACCCGTACGACGAAGCCGTCCGGACCGGTATCTCGTCGATCCGCGGCGGCATGCCCGCCAACTCGCTGTCCCTGTCCCGGATCCAGGCCGCGCAGGTCGCGCTCGACCAGCTGGCCGACCGGGGCATCACCGGCTACGTCGACAAGGCCGGACGGCACTGGAATCTCGTCTCCTACGTGGAGATGGCCACCCGGACCGGTGTCGCGAACCTGTGGGACGACCTCCAGGCCAAGGCCATGATCCGCTCCGGATACGACCTCGTGAAGGTGTACACGCACTCCACGGAGGGGACCTGCCCGGCGTGCCTGCCGTGGCTCGGCCGGACACTGTCGCTCACCGGCCACACGGCCGGATACCCGACCCTCGACGAGGCGAAGGCGGCTGGTTTCCGGCACCCGAACTGCCGGTGCGCCTGGTTCCCGCTCGGCGCAGGCGTCGCCGAAGAGGTCACCGGCGCTGTCCCGATGGATCAGGCCGCCACGGTGTACCAGGCCAGCCAGCGGCAGCGGGCCTATGAGCGGCGCGTGCGGGCCGCTGGACGGCGCGCTCAGGCCGCTATGAGCCCGGAAGCCAGGCGGCGGGCTCGCCGCGAGCAGGCAGCGGCACGGTCAGCGTCAGCGGCTCACCGGGAAGCGACAGGCCTGCGAATGACTCAGGCCGGCTGGAAGCGCCGCGAGCATCCGTTCCGGGCACGCTGAAGACGAGACCGTCTATGCGGAAATGCCCGAGCGGCGACCATCCCTCGGCCGCTGGATCAATGCCGGGCGTTTCGGTGCCGGGCGGGGCGATGAAACCTGACGAGCAGCCGGGGTCACGGCAGGTGTCGCAGCGCATGTCTTCCTGAGTCGCGGCCGCGTTGCACACCTGGCTGTGGCGGTCGCAACGGCACCGGAGCCGATCATCCATGGCCAGCATCGTACGGGGACGCCCGGACCGGACGGAGGCCTCCGTGATCTGGAGTTACCTCACGCTCGTAGCCCCGATCCTCGCCTTGCCGACCATCGCCGCGGCGCTGTACGCCCGAGCACTCCGGCGGGCGGATCAGCCGCCTGGCCGCCGCGGAATGGGCTCGCGGCACACCCTCTGACCACCCGCCCACGTGGCGGGTTTTTTCATGCCCGGACCGGTCCGGGCATACCCCAACGGCTCCTGGAGGGCCCATTCATGAAGCGCACCGCCCTGTCGATGCCGCCTGGCGCGATCATCGGCTACCACAAAGACGGCCGCCCCATCCGGATCGTCGCCGGCGGGTCCGGCGAAGGTGACCCGGGCGACAGCGGCATCAGCACGACTGGCCAGGACCCCGGCGCCGGAAACGGCGGCGCGGGCACCGGTCAAGCAGACAGCCAGAACACCGGCCAGAGCGGCACTGGTGGCCGCACGGACGGCGGGACCGGCTCAGGCGACAGCACCGGCACGGGACCGAACCCCGGTCCTGGTACAGGCTCCGACGACCACACTGCCCGGACTATCGCCGCGATCCGCGACGACTTCAAGGCCGAACGGGCACGCCGCCAGACCGCCGAACAGGAACTCGCCGCGGTCAAGGAAGCCCAGGCCCAGCTACAGCAGGCGCTCGCAGCCGACAAGGCCGACCGGCAGAAGCAGCTCGACGCGCTCGCGAAGGCCATGGGTCTCAAGCCCGAAGACGAACCGCCCACCCCGGAGAAGCTCGCCGCCGAACTGGCCGACGCGCGCCGCGAAGCTGAATCCGCCGCACAGGCCCGGCAGGCAGCCGAAGCGAACGCCGCTGCGGCACTGGCCCAGGCCAGGCGGGAACGGGCTCTCCTGCACGCCGCGCCTGGTCTCGACGCGAACGGGCTCGCGCTGCTCGACTCGCGGTCCTTCATGGACCGGCTGGCCGGTCTCGACCCGGCCGCGGACGACTTCAGCGGCAAGCTCGCCGACGCGATCAAGGCCGCGGTCGAATCCAACACCGGCTACAAGGCGACGCCACCGAAGCGGACCGCGCCGCCTGCTACGTCGTCCGGCGGTGAGTTCAACGGCCAGCCGGGCGGCAACCGGCAGTGGACCGACGCGGACGTCGACAAGGCCACCCCGCGCGAGATCCAGGAAGCCGCCAAGGCGGGCCTGCTCCGCGATCTCGGTGTCGGCCAGCCGCGCGTGAAGCGCGGCTACCGCTAACCATCCCGCTTTCCCCCCGGCGGGACCCCCATCCCCACCCACCTGAGCCCCGCGTGACCTGCGCGGGGCTTTCGCGTACCCGCCAGGGAGTGAACGCATGGCCATCAACAACTTCAAGCCGGCCGTCTGGTCGTCGATGATCCTCGGCGCGCTGGAGAAGAACCTCGTCTTCGGCGGGCCGATGGTCGTCAACGACGACTACGAAGGCGAAATCGCAGGTCCGGGCAATGTCGTCAAGATCACCCAGTTTGGTGACCCGACGATTCAGAACTACACGCCGAACGCCTCGATCAACTACGCGAACCTGAACGACGCCGGGCTCGACCTGGTGATCGACCAGGCGAAGTATTTCGCGTTCAAGATCGACGACGTGGACCGGCGACAGGCGGCCGGTGACATGCAGGAATACCTCGAAACGAGGGCTTCCTACAAGCTGGCCGACACGACCGACCAGTACCTCGCGTCGATGTACACCGGGGTATCGGCCGCAAACGTGCTGCCGGGCACCACGGCGACGTCCTCGTCTCTGACGTCGGGGAACTACCTGACCCCGCAGCCGTACGGCGGCACCGGCTCCCACCCTGCCGACTTCTACACGCAGGTCATCCTGCCTCTCAAGGTCCGGCTGACCCAGAGCAACGTGCCGATGGCGGGCCGGTACTGCATCGTCCCGGCGTGGGCGGAAGCGCTGCTGGAGCAGACCCAGGCGTTCATCAGCGTCACCGACATGCAGGGCCAGCCGTCCGAGGTCTTCCAGGAGGGGTTCATCGGCCGTGTCGGCGGGTTCAACATCCTCGTCTCCAACAACGCGGTCGAGTACGACACGGTCCACGGCGCGTACGTCGTGCAGGCCGGTCACCCGATGGCGGTCACCTTCGGCGAGCAGATCGTCCAGACCGAAGCCCTGCGGCTCCAGACGTCATTCAGCGACGCGGTTCGCGGGCTCCACGTCTACGGCGGGAAGCTCGTCCGGCCCGACGCCATCGCCGTCGCCGGCGTGCAGCGCCCGACCGGTATCTGACCCAGGCCCCGCGGCCTGAGCAGGCCGGCAGGATCACCCACCCCACGGAAACGGAGACTCCCTCATGGGCGCTCGTACCCCGATCGCGGCCGGGCTTGTCACCCTGGCCCCGGACTCGTTCACCAGCCAGGGCGCCGGGCAGACCCCTGACGCGGTGAACGGCAACACGCTTGCCGACCCTGGCCCGAACCACCTGATGCTCGTCGTCTCCAACGGCGACACCAGCACGCACACGATCACTGTGCGGGCGTCGGGCAGCGGCCCGGACGTCAACGGCAACGCGCAGACGCCGCTGCCGCAGAACACCGTCTTCACCCAGTCGACCCTCGGCGACCTGGTGGTCACCATCCCGGCCGGTGGGACGTACGTGTCGCCGACGCTGACCACGGACCGGTTCACGCAGCCGGACGGGTCGCTGTCGCTGGACTGGGACGCCTCGACCAGCGTCAAGCTGTGGGCCTACCAGCTGCCGTCGAACGCTCTGGGCGGCCCGCTGCTGTGAGCCGCATCCACCTGCGCGGGGAGAGCGGAACGGTCGTCTACTTCGACCGTGACGCTCTCCCCGAGGGCATCGAGAAGCGCATCGAACGCGGTGACCTGACCGAATGCGCCCCGGACGGCACCGTCCCGGATCCCGCCGAGGACCTGGTGCCGGACGTGCCGCCGCCGGACGCGCCGCCGCTGCCGAAACGTGCCGCCTCGCGTGACACCTGGATCCAGTTCGCGATCTCCCAGGGCCTCCCACGGGACGAAGCGAACGCGATGACGAAGGCGAAGCTCATCGAACGGTTCACCGACATTCCGTCAGTCAGCTAAGGGGGCGGTCGCTGTGGGGTCGATCCTGCTCGATCAGATCAGCCAGGTCGTGCAGGGCGGCCAGCTGACGGTCCAGGTGATGTTTGAGACGTTCGTCGGGTCCGGGTTCGAGGCTGGTGCCGGGGACGTGACCGTCGAGATCAGCGCGGCGGCGGTCCCCACGGGTGGGGAAGGTACACCGGTCCCGGTGACCAGCGAGAACGTCACCACGGTCGACGGGTCCTTCTACTCGTACGTTTTCGACTGCCCGGCTGATCAGCCGCCCGGCGACTACCTGGTCACCTGGACGGGTGTGGTCGGCGGCGCACCGCAGACGTGGACGTCGACGATCAGCGTCGAAGCGATCCCGACCGGCGCACCTTCCCCGGGTGTGTACGCGACGGTGGCGCAGTACCGCGCCGAAACCGAAGACCAGATCACCCCCGAGATGCTGGTCCGGAAGTGGCTGCGGAAAGCGTCGAAGGTCATCGACCACGCCACCATCGGCGCGGTGTACGCGCACACCCCGAACGGGATGCCCACCGATGGCATCGTCATCCAGGCGTTCATGCAGGCCACGTGCGCGCAAGCCGAGTTCATGATCGCGGACAACGACCCGACTGGCGTCAAGCGCCAGTATCAGTCGACGTCGATGGGGGGCGTCAGCCTCACCCGCGCGCAGGGCACAACGGGGCTGGTGTTCCCGCCGCTCGCGCCCGAGGCCGCGATGATCCTCCACACCGCCGGCGTGCTCGGCGTCGCCGTGCTCATCGACTGGTAGCGGAGGCGAGCATGGCGCAGGTGTTCGGCTGCGAGGTCGGGGACATCGCCCCCGAGGACGGCACGCCCGTCGAGGTGCTGTGCATCGTCAAGGTCCTGAAACCCGAAGGTGACTCTTCCGGCGGCGGATTCCCGTACCGGCTTGTCATTCGGTCGACGCCAATCGCCACGTGGGAAGCGCACGGCATGGCGGCATTCGTGCAGGAGGTCGCATTCGCCGATGACCTGTACGAACGGGACGACGGGTGACCCGTCGTGATGGAGATCGCGAACACCATGCTCACCGTGATGCGGGGCCGGGAGGCCAACGCCTACGGCGACCTGACCGACGTCGGTAAGAAGCTCTACACCGGCATCCCCGCCGCGGCCGTCGAGTCAAGCAAACAGGTCTGGGATCCGGCCACGCAGACACCGCGAACAGTCCGGACGTCAAAATGTGTGGTGCCCGACTGGGCGGACATCCTGACCAGCGACACCCTCATGGACGAGCGGACCGGCAACTACTACATGATCATCGACATTCAGGTTCAGCCGACGCTCGGCACACCACCGGACAAGATCCTCACCCTACGGTGGCGCAGCGGCGTCACCCCCGGCAGCGACTAGCGGAGGTGGCCAGATGGCACGGATCGAGATGGACCCTGACGCCGGCGCACAGGTCATGGCCGCCTGGCACGAGTTCGCCGATAGCCGGCTCGGCCCGGACATTGCGGGAGACGCCCGCCGGTACGCGCCGAAACGGTCTGGGTCGCTGGCCGGGTCAGTGGAGCATCACATGGAAGGCGACGACCTGATCGTCTCGGCGACCGGCGGCGACGACGGCCGCACCTACGCGGCCTACGTCGAGCTAGGGCACAGGGTCTTCCACCCGTCCACGGGCGTCACCGGACCCGAGGTCGTGCAGCCTGAGCCGTTCCTCCGGCCTGCCCTCTATCAGGAACGCGGCGACTAACAGCCCCCCGCCCAGCCGCGAACACCAAGCCCCTCACCCGGCGGCAACCATCCAGACGACCACCGGGCGCGCACCGCTCAGCACCTGCACCGGCTGATCACCGACACCGTGTTACCGGACACGTTGGTCACGTAGGCCGTGTGGGTAACGGGGGCCACCGCCACCCCGTACGGAGATGTGCCCACGGGGACGGTGGCCGTTACTGTGCCGGTGGCCCCGTCGATGACCGACACCGTGCCAGCGTCTCTGTTGGCCACGTAGACAGTGCGGGCAGCGGGATCCACCGCCACCCCGGTCGGGTAGCGGCCCACCGGGATGGTGCGGGTCACGGTGCCGGTGGCCGCATCGATCACCGACACTGTGTTATCGCCGGAGTTGGCCACGTATACGGTGCCGGCCGCGGAATCCACCGCCACCCCGTACGGGAATGAGCCCACCGGGATGACACGGGTCACGGTGCCGGTGGCCGCATCGATCACCCACACCGTGCCAGCGAAATAGTCGGCCGCGTAGACGGCGCCGGCCGCGGGATCCACCGCCACCGCCACCGGGCCGCCGCCCACGCGGATGGT